CGGCTACAGAGCCGTCTGTACAGCACCTTCGTCAAAGACTCAGCCGAGGAGTCGACGCCTGCTCAGGTGCTCCGCATTCTGTCCCGTCCCATTTCCTTCCACCCCCAGTTCCTAGCGGCCTATTCCATGGCCCAATTGGACCGGTTCATCCAGTGGTTTGCCGTCGTCGTGGGCAACACTGAGTACATCCGCGTAGGTCGCATCCGTACCACGCGTGTAACTGTCTCCGAGCCAACCTGCCTCGATTATCGCAATTCCCAGATTCGAGAGAACAAGGCAGTTAAGGACCAGATCGAAGTGTCAATCGCCGTGTTGGAGTTTCCTCACACCGCTACATCGATCCCAATCCTGTATGCCCCGGAGATTGTCACGACCATCCTGCCCAAGGTGACGATGATGTCGGAAGCGGACTCTAGCTCACAGTCCCAAGCGCTTTCCGGCAGAGCCACCAACCTCATGATTGAGTCGAGGTATCAGGCAGAGTGCAGCAATGGGTCAGGCATGGTGGCCCACATCATTGCGGTAGGGAGGCGCATCAAGCAAGCGCATTTGGCGACACAGTTGTCGTTAAACTCCCTGGGGGCGAGGTCAAGCCGCTCTACGGCTTCGGTTACAGGATTACTGACGACATCGCCCTTCCTCCTGTCGGCAGGCATAGTGCTCACATCAAGCGTTACCCGTCATATTATGTCAACTGTCCTAGGATCCCTACTCAGCGCTGCTTGGGGCCTCTTCTAGCGAGGAGGGCTCCGCCCATGGCCGACGTCCGGCATGGGCCTACAATGGAGCACGGCTGTTGCGTCAGGTTTTGCGCAGATCCGCCACCGCACTGCGACCTGACCGCCATCGAGGACTTTGTGCAGACATTCTGTGAGGAGACTTTCGTGCCGCTTCCGGCGAACACTGATCTCTCACACCCGACGTGGATTCAGAGCACTCCCTACCCTGAGTACCGCAAGGTCGAACTGTCCACTCTCTGGTACGAGAACAATGAATGTATCACAGAGCGCGATCTGAACGTCGACGGGCATGGCAAAAACGAGTGCTATCCCCGCTACAAGCCCGCAAGGGGCATCAACAGTCGCAAGGACATGTTCAAGTGCGCGACAGGACCCGCATTCCGTGCCATCGAGGCGGAGGTGTACCGACACCCCGCCTTCATCAAGCACATTCCTGTCAGGCTACGCCCCCAGTATATCGTGGAGATGCTGGGGGCGCATTCCGGGCCCTTCTACGAGACGGACTACTCCCAGTTCGAGAAGCACTTCACACCTGAGATCCTCATGGCCATCGAAATGGTCCTGTACAGACACATGCTGAAGAACTTTCCAGCGTTGTATGAGTTGATCGAGGGAGCAATGACGGGTGTGAACCGCTGCAAGTACCGCCACTTCCTCATCAAGATCGAGGGTCGTCGCATGTCAGGCGAGATGTGCACTTCACTTGGCAATGGCTTCAGTAACCTCATGCTTGCCAAGTTCATCGCTTTTTCAAAAGGCGGTGTCCTCAAGGGGGTCGTCGAAGGTGACGACGGCCTCTTTTATTCTTCCGTTCCGATCACCACTGCGGACTTCAAGTACCTCGGGTTTGACATCAAGATGTTGATCCACAACAATCTGCTGCGAACAAGCTTTTGTGGACTAATCATGTCATCCGATCTGTGCACCATGACCGACCCCCGCAAGGTGCTCCTGAACATCGGCTGGACGCATTCACTACAGATGTTTGGAGGCACCCGCGTGCTCCAAGGCCTGCTGCGCGCAAAGGCACTTTCCCTGGCCTACGAGCAACCCCGCTGCCCAATCCTGTCCTCGCTCGCGCTCGCTCTGCTGGAGCGCACCTCGGGCTTCACGCCCATCTTCGGCACCGACTACCACGGTGCCACCCTCAGAGCCGAAATTGAGAAGTTCGGCGACGAGACACGCGAGCTCATCCAGCTCGGTCCTTCTGAGGCGTGCCGGCATGACTTTGCTGAGCACTTCCACATCCCTGTGTCGGAGCAACTTCGCATTGAGGCCTATCTGAACCATGGCTTCACCGACACCCTCGACTATCCACCGATCGAGGCTCTCTTCTCATCTGCTTGGGATGACACTCTGCACTACTATCAGAACTACACCTCTCATCTCAAGTCTGGACCCTTCTTCAATTAGACCCCTCGACCAGCTCATGTCGTTAAACTGGGCCCCCGACCAGCTCATGTCGTTAAACTGAGCCCCTCGACTAGCTCATGTCGGTAAATTGAGCATGGGGTCACGTGGCGGCCAAGAGCCGGACCAAAACGGTTGCCGCAAGGCTATAAAATTTCCGTGCTAACCAAAAAGCCAAGAGACTGCACGGCTCCTAAGACCACGTTTGATGTACAGTCCAGGTTGTTCCTGCATCCCATACAACACTCTCTGGAACATAGCGCTTCGCTTACAGAGATGCTCCGCCGTAAAGACAAGAACACCACGCTCGACAGTCTTGTCGCAGCGCACAAGCTCACAGCTGATGGCAAGGACTGGCTTGTCACAGCCATGGACCCGTTCCATGACTTCAACCACCAAATAGCAGGTTATCCTGATGCCGATGTGTCACAGACCATCGTGGCCTGCTACCAGTATGAGAAGGTTATCGCAAAGCCTACCTCAGCAGTTGGGAATTGGGACTGCCACATCTACTCGATGCCAGTTCTCAGCTGCACTGCAGCGGCACCCGTGTACAATGAATCCGCAGACTGGGCAACGGTGACCGATCCGGCCCCAGTAGCCACATTTGTACTCGGCCCCATGAACATCAACTCCGTTTCAACCAATCAGGGCTTCGGGCCCAGGATCCCCAATGTTGTCGGGGACGGAAACGAGATCCTTCCTGCAGCGGCTACCGAGGACCTGCTGTCAGGCTGCAGCCGCATCATCGCAATGGGCTTCGAGGTGCATAACACCACCTCTGAACTCTATAAGCAGGGTTCTGTTACAACCTACCGCATGCCCCAGAGCGACTCGAGCAACTCCGTCGTCTGGAAGAACAACGCTGCTACCTCTTGGGGTGTACTCAACGGTAAGAGGCTCAGGGCACCTCCGACTGACCTGGCTGGGGCAAACCTCCTCAAGGGCACGCGCACTTGGGAGGCTAAGGATGGCGTTTACGCCACCTGCTTCCAGTCTTCCGTGGCCAATCCTCTCAAGATGGCCGCAGCCACGCATACACTAGTGGACCCCAATGCGGACCCTGGTGCTGCTTCGATTGTCGTCGGGAATGTCCTTATCCCGGTCTTGCCCGTTGTCAACCCAACTTCCTATACCCCTGCTGTCACTCAGACCAGTCCTTTCGACACCACAGGTGCCATGTTCATGGGCCTGTCGGCCTCTACCACCCTCAACCTGAAGGTGCGTATCTACGTGGAGCGCGCCCCCACATGGTCTGAGCCGAACCTTGCAGTCCTTGCGTCTCCCTCAGCTGCTTACGACATTCAGGCACTAGAGCTCTACGGAGCTGCCATCAACTTCCTTCCCCCCGCTGTCATGGTTAACGAAAACGCCATGGGCGACTGGTGGAGGGCTGTCACTTCTGTCGTCAAGAAGCTCGCCAGCCCAATGGGCTCCCTCCTGGAGACGTTCATCCCAGGAGCTGGAGCCATTGGTGGAGCCATCTCCTCCATTGCCGGCCAAATTGAGCCCGGCAAGTCTGTTGCACAGCAAGTTACCGCACAAACTACGCAGCGCCTTGCACCTGCCCCAGCGCAGCAACGCCCTCGCAACAATCAGGGCCCAGCTTCGCTGAAGAAGAAGAAGAAAGTCACCATCCGGGGTCGTGTTGCTTCGCGCAATTAGCTTCCCCTTCTGACGTGCATTGAACCCACACTTGTGCGTCATCTTCTCCTTTCCCTTCCTGCGGCCCACAAGACGGCCTTCCCACGCCCGGAAAAACCCAAAAACAAACAAAACCTGGCGTGAGTTACCTCACCGCACCGCACCAAGCACAACCACCGGGACCCTATTCCGGCTTTCAGTTCGCTGTTTGTCGGTTTGGCTGGTCTATCCGTTGCTCCAGTGTCACCCTCTCCGGGTTGCACCACCCGTCTCGTTATGCTTACGAAACGGCGTGCCAGCTGGCACAATCCTGGGTGTGATTGCCACCCGTCTCTGTGTTTCACAGTGA